TTGTTTTGGTCAGTCACAGCTTTGATATTGCTCTGATTAACTTTTGCTTCGTTGATGGTGTCGGTGTTGTAGGCGCGGCTAATTACATCCATCAGTTTGCGACGGTTTTGGCCTTCCTCACGCAACGCTGCAACTTGGCCGCGGTTGTTGATCTCCAGCTGCATCGCAATCATTTGTTGTTGCATATCCGCAACTGCTTTCTCGGCTTGCAACAATTTCATCTGGAATTGCGGCGGTACGTCTGACTTTTCATCAATCTGGGACAATGGATTCATGGCCGCTAAACGGTCAGCAATAATGTCGGCGCCAGGGAAATCCATGTTGCGGAACAACAAATCACCGGCAGCTTGGAATACTTCTGGCGTAGACATCAACGGCATCATCGTTTCAACAGCCTGTTGCCGCTTGCTGTTGTAGCCTGGTCCGGTATCCATCACCACATCATACAAACCGACGGTGACGTTATTCATTACTTCGCCAGTAGCTTGCAAGTCGTTGATAGTCACCATATCTGGCTTGCCATCGACGCCAATAATCCGCAATACGCGCTGAGTGTCGTAAATTTTTGGTATCAGATCAAGAATGATTTTGCCCGTTTGTTTGATAGAACGGGTCATGTTGTCATAAAAATGGAAGTTTGACAGGTCAACTTGCTGTTGTTGGCCCTGCAATGCTTTGCCAGAAATGTTGCCTGGTATCTCTTGCGACGGGTCAAATATTCCCAAAACAGATTTTAAGTCGTCAGCAATGGCATTGGCCGCGACCATAATGCCAGCTGGTGGCGGTTCTGGTTGAATGCGCGACGGTACGGGGGCGGGCATTCCCTCAATGTCTTTTTGTTTGTAGCGCAGCACAGGCGTTGACTTGATGTTAGCCATTGCCCATTCGGATTCGTGGCCCTCATCTTGTCCTTCAGCAATGAGCCATTTGGGCTTCGGTGCTAAAGCAATACTTTCGGTCATTGATGTACGCCAAAAGTTGTACATCCGCTGCGGGTCTTTGGCAAACCTGACCAAACCATACTTTTTGCGTTTGCCCTCGACCACCACTTGGGCGCCATAACAAGGCACGATTGGAATATATTTGCCTGGCCATTCGCTTTTCTCAAGCACTTCCATGGCGGTCAGTTTGTACCACATCACTTTGCGCTTATAAGACGGGCGCGTATCCATAATCGTGATATTGCTGGCATCTAGCAGTTCAGCCGATGGCAAATCATCTTCAAATACTTTGGTTCCATCTGAGAGCATCACCAAGGTAGCTTTAACACGCTCGACAATCCAGTATTCAGCGATGCGTATATCTTCCTTCGTGACCCATTCGGCGTCAGAATCACCAGTTGCCCTGGCACTAAAGTTTGCGCCATCGTCTGCGCCTGGATACTGCTGGCGAAAATCATGCTTCGACATTACGCTAGTAATCAGGCAGCGTTCAGCATCTGCACCGTCGGGCGATACGCTGTTGGGGTCAAAATAAACAGAAAATGGGTCATCGACCGGTTCGATGTAAATCTCTTGGTCGAAACTGTCTTCCGATACGTAATTGGTCGTAATGCGCCAATATCCCCAGCCCATCTTAACGGCGTACTCAAACGCTGTGTCGTAGGCTGTGTCGGCGTTTGAATTAACTTCAATGTGCCTGGTCACGCCCTCAATTACTTGGGCGATTTTCATATCGCCTTCGTTGTTAACTGGATGGACCTTAATGCGGGGGCGCTGCTGGCGTTGTTGGTTGGTGACCTGGCGCACGTATGCGTCAATCTTGTTGATGGTCAGGCACGGCCGTGATTCAAGGTTGCGGCTGTTCTGAATCTCAACGGGCCATTGGTCGCCCGCGGCAAACTTTAAGTCGCCCAGGGCTTCAGCCCTATTTTGAGAATCCGCTTCACCAACCAAGCGTAGAAATTTAATCGCTTCGCCGATGCGCCCATTTTCGTCTATGTCTTGCCATGCCATATTTATTCCTTTAGCCCATCCAGCCGCCAGACGGTCCAATAACTTGTCTTTTCTTGGACTTTGCCGGTTCCTTAATCATCAACGCAATATACCTAAACGCATCGGCGCCATGTGAATATCTATCATGCAATGGCGCTTTGCTGAATTGACCAGTTTCTGGGTCAACGTCATAACGATAGTGTCGCAAACAGTTTAATCCATCAAAGCAATTATCGCGATCAAAATAACAATTTGGGAAAATAGTTCTGGCAGCGTTAATGGAATCGACCACCGGCACACGGTCCAAAACACGGGTTTTATAGCCGGCCGACCTGACAATGTCTTCAATTGAACGGCCAGCTGCTGCAAGCGTTTTGTTCTGGGCATCGTGCGGCAGCCATATCGTATCGTATACATAACCGTAAGTTTGCAGCTGTGCCAAGTAACTTGTCATTGTGCGCTGGCTATCCTCAAAGTAACGGATAAGCCTTGTTTCCATGCCCACAAACTGCACAAACCACCAAGCGGTAGCGTCGGCCCAGCCCAAGTCGCAAATCGCGTGGACGGGCTTGGTTGCGTCATATGGCACTTTGGTTAGGCGTTCCTCGGCCTCGGCCCGTTGCATTTCGTTGGCAAATATAGCCCCGTCGATGGTCTGGCGACACAATCCTTCCCAGACTTGCTTGTACGCCTGGGGATCACGCGCTTTGAGCGCTTCCATCTCCAACTTGAGCGTTTCTGGAAACCATGGATTATCGTAGAAGTTAATCTTGATGCTGATGCAATCCCGCGGCGGCCGGATCACAAACCGTTGGTATGTTTCATCGGTTTCCAGTTCAGGGTTAAAACTTACCCATATCTCGGACGCTTGCTTACGGATGGTCGGGATTAAGATATTCCACGAAAACCGGCTGACAGATTGCGCTTCCTCAACCCAGCAAATGTCCACGCCTTCAAATGACTTGATATTGGCTGGATTGTTTTTCAGGCCAATAAAGGCAAATTCTGTGCCGTTGACGCCCCGTATGCTTGCCTGAGTGATTTCGTAGAACCCAAGTAAGCCCAACGCTTCAATCTGGTCGCACAGTAGCTTATGGACTGAATCCTTAATGCTTGTCTGGTACTCACGCGCACACAGAATCCGCATGGGCTTTTTAGCGCCCAGAATCAATAATGCGCGGGCAATCCCCCAGGACTTGGCACCGCCCCGCCCCCCATACAAAACCTTGTACCGGCTTTTCCGGAATAGCCCTTCCAGTTTGGCTGGGAATTGGGCTTTGGCTATCGCCTGGTCAATGTTCGGTGTCGCGGCCAGTTCCATCTGCATTCACAAACATAACCTGTATTCCCGAAAGCGGGGCGCCATCCTTACCGGTGATTTCTTGTTCTATCTTGTCGCGCCAACCCAATACATTCTTAGCTGTGAATATCGCAAACGTGCTGTTGTAGGCATTCCCAATGGTGCCTTCGATTAAGTTTGCTTCCTGTAAATCCTTAGCCTTTTTATAGGCGCATGAAAATTCAGGATGTTTTAGTTGTCCCGTTTGAATGTCTTTCGCTGTTGCCCAATCATGCAAGGTATCTTTAGTTACCCCAATATTGGTTGCGAATCGTGCAAGGGTTGGGAATACACCAGGCAGCGTCTGGGTGTGTTCGTTACCGTTCTTGTCGTAGGTGGTCACTTCCCTTGTGGGTGATTGACTGAAGTATGCAATCATCATGTCGGGGAAGTCGTCTTTGTAGACAGTTGGGCGGCCTACCTTACGCTTGACAAGTTCTACGGCTTTAGGCGCTTTCTTGCGGGGTGCTTTGGTCAGCGGCATGGTCGGCTTCCTTTGTCTTGTTCTGGCTTAGTTCTGCCAGGACGCGGTTGTACTCTTGGATGGCCCCGCTGATTTGCAACAATATTGATTCGTGTTGCTTCGCCAGTTCTTGCAATTCAGCCAGGCGTTTCGCAATTTGTTCAGGTGTCATTTTTTTGCCGTTTTTGCACTTTGTTTAAATGCTTTCGCTGTTGGGGCGCCTTTGTCCCCTGGGCTTCGCATCTTTTCAGGTTTCTTTCCAGCAGCCTTTTGGTTTTCAATGCGTTCACGTTTTGCGTGAATGTTTGCATATAGTCCGGTAGCCATTAGTCAGTTTTCTCAATTTTTTCATTATCGGATTGGTCATCCAAGCCTTTGTTGGCCTGGACTTCCAATTCATTTACCTTCGCCTGAAGTTCTTGGGCCATGCGGAAATTAGCGGCAGCCTGGGCCACCGCCGAATCCCGCTGGCTTTCTAGCATTTCGACCAGAAATTGCACTTCAGGGTCAGGGTGCTTCAACATGGTTTAGGCAACTGTCGAAACCATGATGTAGTACGTGGTGCCACCGCTTACTACTGGAATGGTATGGGTAACCACAGGTGAACCGACCTTGGCACGAAACACGCCAGTTGCGCTGACCGCGGGCATCAAAGCAAAGTTTCCAACCTCGCCCGTGCCTGAGTTGGTTACACGCATAAATGATGCGTTTGACCAAGTGCCGCCCGTTGCAAAATCAGAGTCCAATTGCAATGCTGCCAACGTACCGCCAGGATTGGTGGACGAACCACCAATGGTTGCACGAATAGCGTTGGCCGCACCGCTGATAGTGCCGCCAGTATTGACTGAAGTGCTGTAATGAGCGCCGTTGATCGTGCCAGCAGCCGCAGCGCCAGCACCGGTCACAACAGCAAAACCGCGCACAACTTCACCGGAACCGGTGCTGGTGAACGTCAGTTTGTTGTAAGACAGTCGAGTGTCGCCACTTGTTGCGCTGGTGGTGGCATAAGCGCCGTTTAGAACGCCAGCCGAAGTGATTGCAATAGGTACGCCGGACGAACCGACTTGAACGCTATCAAACGCGGGGTCGGCGAACGCGACGCCGATTGCTTTAGTATTTGCCATTTTTGGTTTCCTTTATATTTTCCAAAAGGGTTTAACAATTCCAGTTTTTTAGGCTGGCTTTAGCCCGTTCCGCGGGGCCTTTCGCGTTCTTAACCACCCCTTCCATCCTGGCACAAAACGACGCTTTTCTACCGGCGTCGGCTTTTGTTTTAGGGTTTGGTGCTGGCGGTTTCAAATTCGAATTATTCTTACGGTTATATTCTGCACGACCTTTGGCCGTCATGCCAGCCCCCTGTTCCGTCGGGTTGTAGGTTTTGCCCTTGCCCGTCGTTTTATGGGGGATTGGTTTGTCGTGTTTCTTGGTGGCCATGATTATTTTTTTGCCGTCTTTGCCGATTGCTTGAATGCTGCGGCTGTTGGCGCACCCTTGCTTCCAGGTGTTCGCATTTTCTCTACGGGTTTACCCGCCGCCTTTTGGCGTTCAATGCGTTCCTGTTTGGCGTGAATGTTGGCATATAGCCCTGGTTTTGTTGCCATGATTAATCCTCCACGACGCAAGCCACGTCGCCTTCCTGAATGAGTTGATGATCTTCCCCGTCAACTTTGTGGACGGGCCAATCCAAATATGTGCCATTGCCGTATTTGATCCGTTCGCCAACCTTTACGTCAGCAACCTGGGGGCCAATGGCAATCACGGTTCCTTCGTTAAATTTTTCTCTATTTTCCACAATCAAAACGTCCGACAAACTTCGAACAATGGGTTTGACCAGGACACGATCATGCAGCGGCGTTATCACCATTTTTTGGTTTCCTTCCAGGCTTTTTACGTTCGGGGGGCATTGTGGTGGTGTCCGTCATAATGTCGTACACCGGCAACGCCATCATAATTTTCATTTGGTATTCGCCGCACCAATCGTTTTGATGTTTGTTTTGCGGCGCTGGATAGCGTCGGCAACTTCCCATTACCTGGGCGTTGCGGAAAAATTCGCACGTAAGACACGTTGGTTCAGCCATTTGGCAATTTCCCTTCGATTACGCTTTGGTTTAAAGCGCGGGCAATGGCTTCGGCCATCGCTGTGGCTTCGGCCTCGTTCTTACGGTTTTCCCGATGCTGCGCGGGCGTAATCTGCGGTTCCGCGGTAAACGGCGTCGCTAATGGCGCCTGACTTTTTGGCTCGTTCGAGTGCATCTTGTAATCCTTTCCTCACTTCATTTTCCTTCAGTTTAGGCAACTTGTCAAGGCTGCTTAACTGGGCTTTGCCCGCGCCACGGCTGTTGTCAATGACGCGGATTTGAACCTGGGGGTTGTTGCGATACTTGGTCGCAATCTGTTCGATTACCTGGCGGGCGCCAAGATGCGTTTTCATGTGTTCGGAAAGTGGGACGGTGCGGCCGGTTCCCATTGTTTCTTCCATGCGCCTGGCCCGTTTCAAAGCGCCGTTTTCTAGCGATTCCACGGGGTCGCGGTAGGTGTAAACAATGTCCACCTTGCGTTTGGCGTCTAATGCCTGGCGAATCTTTTTGTCGGCCGAAT